CCTGGACAGGGTAAACACAAAGGATGGAGGAAGAGTGATGAGTGATGACTATTTTGAACCGGCATATGCGGAACCAAACACCGAAGCTATTGATGAAGATAAAGGTTTTGAAAAGCTATATCTCGATGGTAATCAACAGGACACCGAAGATATGTTGAGTACCTTTGAACAACTGATCAATGACTCCCTAAGTCTTCGCGCCAAAGATTGGATCGAGTTTTCTATGAAAGTCCTTGCCCACATAGAGAGTTATACGATCCCACAGTACGGAGATAAAGGAGCCGACCAAATAACCAATTGGACTGCCGAAGAATGTCTAAAAGCAGTAAAGAAAAGACTAGATCGTTTCGGTAGAAACTCCAGGGATAATCAGCAGGAACTCGATTTCATGAAGATGGCTCATGAAGTGCAGCTTGCTTATGATAAGTATTTGGAATCTCCTGAAGAAACTGATGTTTGTGAGTGGGAATTGGTAGAGCCTAACGGGTTGGATTTTATTTCATCATGCAAAACGTTGATAAGTATTGATGTTGACCCAAAATACTTTCAGTTCTGCGTGTCTTGCGGTAAAAAGATTAAGGTCAAATCATGAGTTTCCTAAACAACGTGACAAAGGTAGACTCAACAGGCATCGGTATCCGAGTAGTTATAGCCGGTGTTGAAAAGATAGGTAAAACAACCTTCGGATGTTCTGCGCCAAAACCTTTACTCATACCGCTTGAACATGGTTATGCTGCAATGGTCGGAGTAGATAAGACTCCCGAAATGACATCCTATAAAGATGTTATTGCATTACTTGATGAAATTATATCAGCCTGTAAGTTAAAGCGTTTTACCTACAAAAGCCTCGTATTTGATTCGACTACAGCTTTGGAAAGGCTTATTCACGAAGCTGTAATATCTTTAGATCCTGGTTATAAAAAAGGTAATAAAGATGGTTTAAGTATGGAAACATCTCACGGTGGTTATGGTAAAGCATATCCAATTGCTAATGAAATGTTCGGAACAATACTTGCCAAATGCGACGAACTGTGCAATCATGGCGGTATAAACATTATCATGACTTGCCATGTATTCGCTAGTAAAGTAATCGACCCCGCCTTCGGGGAGTACGACAGTTGGGACTTACTGTTACATTCACCGAAGAATAACAAGAATTACGGTAAACGTGAAATGATAACCCAATGGGCTGATATTGTGGGCTTCCTTCACGAACCAATGTTTATCTCAAAAACCAAAGACAGCGAACTTGCAATGGGTATATCAAGCAATAAAGGTAGGGTACTTGGTATTGAACGTGTACCCGCTTATGTTGCTGGTAATAGATACGGTATAAAAGGCGAAATATCTATTGGTCAGGAACAGAGTTGGAACTATTTGGCACATGCTATTTATACTGCTAAAGGATTAGATGTTTACAATAGAGGTTAAATAAAAGTTGCATCTTTGTTAAAAAGGAGTAATATGAAAATCACAGCGAAGATAGTAACGCATCAAGAAGTTGAACTGGAAATGGAAGATGTTGTCAATGCTTTAAAGAACAGCATCAGGAACTATTATAATATACCCGAAGGAGGTTATATTAAAGAAAATCTTCTGATAGAAAGAATAGATCATGGTTCTCATAGAGGTTATGACGACATAGCTGTAAGAGATGCTACACCAAATGACAAACAAGCTTTCATGGTAATGGATTTTCTCGACAAGATCAAACGTAAATAAGGAGAAACATGGATTCGATTAAACTCGAAATATATGATCAACCTTCGGACGCGCCTAATTACAATACTGGTGTTTATGAAGCAGTTAAGTTAAAATCAGCAGTTATAGTTCATAATGGAACAGTTAACGGTAATTCGACAGTTGACTTAATATTTGTTGACGCTCAAGGTAATAAACATGTTGCTCTTGTAAAAGCTTCTTATCTTGAGATGATTACACGTATAGCTGTTACAGGAAAATAAACGTAAGTAACAACCCAAACAGGCATAACGCCTAATAATCAACAGGAGTAAACACATGGCCCAACTATCGTTTAATGCTACAGGTATTCAACCCGCAACAGTTGCTAAACCACAACTTCCGGTGTCAGACAAACTCGGTCATCTTATGATGATTGTTGCCTCTGATATCGTGGAAAACAAATCAAAAACAGGTGGATACGTCGAACTGGAACTTTCAATCATTGAAGGACAGTATAAAGGCGAATCCGGTCTTTATCGTATTAACTTGTTCAATCCATCTGAAGTGGCAGTACGTATTGCCGAAGGACAAATGGCCGCACTCTGCCTCGTTACCGGCGTAATCGATGTAAAAGACACTCAACAGCTACACAATATTCCTTTCCGTGGTGTTGTTGGCTATCAAAAAGGCGAAGATCCAAAGGTCAACCCCGAAGCAAACGGCTATACCGAAGTGAAAGGTGTTCTTCATGCCGATGGTGCTGCTCCTGGTAAGTCTGCTGCCGGTCCAGGTCAACAGGCTCCACCACAAACGCCTCCTAGTATGCCTCCACAAGCACCGGCTTCGCAACAGCAGCAAACAGCGCCTCCTGCCGGTCAGCAATGGGGTGGTCAACCTCCTGCTCCTGAAGCGCCTCCTGCCGCACCTCCTTGGGGTGGTGGAGGTCAACCTGCGACAGCGCCGCCTTGGGCTAGTAGGTAGTCGTTTTATCTAAACTTTACTCTCTTCTGTGTTGGTTGATATGACACGGAAGAGAGTATGTTCTCCCAACCTTACCCACAATACTGACCAAGGAACTCAATGCTCGATCTAGAAACCCCAGGCTCCCTAACCCTACTCGCAGAAACCATTAAAAACGATATAGACGCTGCATGTGTCGCAAAATACTCTGCTGAAGGTCATAGGGGGCATTTGGGGGCATCCCAAATCGGCAAACCTTGTTCTCGGTCCCTGTGGTACAATTTCCGATGGGTCTACTTCAAGATTCATGATGGTAGGCAATATCGTTTGTTTCAACGTGGTCATTTTGAAGAAGCTCGTTTCACTATGTATCTGGAGATGATTGGTTGTAAGGTTAAGGCTCTCGACAAGATACTGCTTTATCATGCCGAATCCGAAAGTCTTTTCTATGGAACCGAAGATGATCTTTTAGTAGACGGTCTAGTATCCGATGTTGAAGGTATACCTGAGTTTGAACAAAAAGCCAGAGAACTAGGGATATATTTAGACAAAGGCAAACGTCAAATAAGAATCTACGGATGTCAAGATCATTTTGCTGGTTCTTTAGATGCTTTAATTGAATTACCTAAACGTTATAATATAGTGCAAGACGTACTGTTTCTTGGGGAATACAAAACGCAAGCGACTCAAAAGTTTCCCCAACTGGTAGAACAAGGTTTAGTTATCAAGAAGTATGAACATTGGTGTCAGCAATGTGTATATGGTTATAAACTTGGTTTGAACTATGGAGTTTATATAGTTGTTAATAAGAATGATGATGATCTGCATATTGAAGTAGTTAAGTTGGATCATTATCTTGCCAAGGAACTGGAAAACAAAGCTGAAAAGATAATCTTTTCGCAAGTTTCTCCGGTTAAAATATCAGCTTCTCCTGATTATTTTGACTGTAACTGGTGTGATTATAAAGACGTTTGTTGGTTTGGTAAGGAAGCTGAGGTTAATTGTCGTAGTTGTGCTAGATGTAAACCTGTAGAAAAAGGTCAGTGGTTCTGTAATTATTATAACTCGATTGTTCCTAAAGAGTTTATTAGGAGTGGTTGTAAGGATAATTGGATTAGTATAATATGAGAACTTGGTTAATACTGGTTTGTATGACATCATGCGCCATTAATAAACAATGGGATGTTTTCATAATGTTATTTATTATCTTACTAAGTTTAAAGGATTAAATATGATCAACATAACTGAACTAATAGAAATCCTCAAACGTATAAAAGAAGACGAAGGCGATCTTGATGTGTTTCAAGTTTACAATGAGGAACCTTTACCTCTTGAAGATAAGACTGTTTGTATTGTTACTGTTTGTGGTATGAAGTTGTTGGCTTTTACTTAATAGGAGGGTGTTGTGATTACTGCAAGAAACTACGCTTCTCAATTAGGAACAGCTTTTAATACAGGGCGTATTCGACGATTGCCAAAAGGAAACATTTGGATAAATAACTGTATTGTGGGTAAAGCAAAGAATGGGGTTGTAGAGAAGTCGTACTCAGTTAAATAATCGAGGTGTTTTATGATAATTCCTCGACCTTATCAGGAGGATGCTACTTATTCTATATTTACGTTCTTTGGTAAGAAACCTACAGGAAATCCTTTAATATCAATGCCCACAGGTACTGGAAAGGCTGTAGTTATAAGCAATTTTTTAAGAATGGTTCTGTATTATTACCCAAAACAAAGGATAATTCAGGCTGTTCATACCAAAGAACTGGTCAAACAAAATCATGATAAATTCGTAGATATGTGGGGAGGTCCAGCACCTGCGGGTATTTATTGCGCAGGTTTAAATGAAAAAGATACCATATCTCCAATAATTTTTGCTAGTTTTGCCAGCATGTTAAAAAACATTGATGCTTTTGGTCATAGAGATTTGTTGATAATCGATGAGTCCCACTGTGTTTCTCCTAATGAACATAGTGGTTATATGAAAATAATTAATAGACTTACTGAAATTAATCCAGCTTTGCGAGTAATTGGTTTTTCAGCTACAAATTTTAGAATGGGGCAGGGTTTATTAACAGACGATGGAATATTTACCGATGTTTGTTATGATTTAACAAGTGTTGATGAATTTAATAGATTAATAGCACAAGGTTATCTCTGTCCATTAGTCGCTCAACCTACTAGCATAGAGATCGATACCTCCGACATTAAGATAGTGAATGGAGATTATGGTAAACGTCAGTCTGATGAAGCTGCTGATAAGATAATGTATGAAGCTCTAAAAGAAAGTGTTGAGCGTGGTTATGATCAGCAAAGTTGGTTAGTATTCTGTGCTGGTATAAAATCAGCTGAACATGCTGCTGAAATACTAAATAGTTTTGGAATATCTTCAGCAGCAGTGCATTCTAAATTACCTGATAAAGTTCGAGATAAATACATAGCAGACTATAAACTTGGTAAAATAAAAGCATTGTGCGGCATGGGGCTGTTTACTACAGGCTTTGATCACCCTCCAGCAGATTTTTGCATAATGCTTAGACCTACTGTAAGTCCTGGATTACATGTACAAATGCTCGGTAGACTGACAAGACCCTATGACGGATCTGATCCTAATTTTCCAAATGTAAAAAAATATGGCTTAGTACTTGATTTTGCAGGAAATTGTAAGCGTAATGGACCTATAAATGACCCAAGAATTCCCCGCAAAAAGGGCAAAGGTACAGGCGAAGTACCCATAAAAATATGCGAAGAATGCGGAACATACAACCACGCAGCAGCACGTTTTTGTTGTAATCCTGATTGCAACGTAGAATTCAAGTTTCAAACGAAGCTTACTAACGTTGCTTATACTGGTGCGATCATTAAGTCAGAAGCACCGATACTTGAAACGTTTGATGTTTCTAAGGTTATCTATCATCGTCATGATAAAGTTGGTAGTATGCCCACAATCAAAGTATCATATTTCTCAGGATTAAAACGTTTTACTGAATACGTTTGTCTTGAACATAAAGGTTTTGCTCGACGTAAAGCTGAGTCTTGGTGGAAACAACGCCACAACTCTGAACCACCGAAGACTACTGATGAAGCACTGTCAATTATTACGATGTTACGTACTCCTAAAAGAATCAGAGTATGGACGAATAAAAAGTATGCTGAAATAATGCAAGTAGAGTGGTAAATAACTGTTGACAAGTTAGTTGTGTAGTTGTAATGTATGTTCAACAGTAAATGATAGTGGTTGAATATAAACTTTTAATAAGGAGAAACCCAAATGATAAAGCGCTGCCAAAAAGCCCCAAGTCATCCAATCACAGACGAAGAGTTAAACCAGTTAATTTATCCGGTAGTAGGAAGTGTTAAACTTGATGGATATCGTTGCACTTGCAATAACGGCGCGTATACTTCATCGATGAAGAAAGTCACCAATAATCATATTCAATCGATTCTTTCCGATCCTATTTACAACGGTCTTGACGGTGAACTTATTGTCGGTCCTGCCAATGATCCGAATGTTTTTAACAATACGACCGGACCTGTGCGCCGCAAAGCGGGAACTCCAGACTTTACATATTACGTTTTTGATTTGACGAATGTTGACGCTCCTTATCATACCCGTCTTGCAATGCTCAAACAGTTATCGTTGTCATACGTTATTGTATTAAAACAGGTACTCTTTTATAACCCGCAAGAGGTCATAGCCTACGAGCAATGGGCAGTAGAACAAGGCTTCGAAGGAATCATGGTACGATCTCTGGACGGAAAATACAAACAGGGACGTTGCACCCTGAAGGAACAAAATATCTTCAAACGTAAGCCTGTTGCTGATGACGAATGTATTTGCATCGGCTTCGAAGAACAGCAGGAAAACCAAAACGAAACCTTCACCAATGAAATGGGTTTAACTGTCCGATCTGGTCATAAGGAAAATAAAGTCGGCAAAGGAACTCTTGGTGCTATGATCATGAAGTCCTCTTTGTGGCCCGAACCTTTCAGAATCGGTACTGGTATCGGTTGGACTGATGAGTTTCGTAAAAAGGTCTGGGATTGTCAGGATGATTATTTGAATTCTGTTTGGAATTATAAATATCAGAAGTACGGTAGTATGGATGCCCCGCGACAGCCCATCGCTAAAGGACAGCGGGATTTGAATGATATGACGAGTTATTGATATGGAAGAGAAAGGAGTTGTTAAATGCGAGAAATAAAAAATTACAGCGACGAGGTTAAACCTTTGAGCAAAAAGGAAGAGGCATGGATGAGGAAACTAGAAAAAGTTCTTATGTCTTGTCCTCCACGACTTGGACTATCCACTATAGGTGACGCGCAACTTTCTGTATATGATAGAATAATTGCTGAAAAATATGACTTAGAATTACACGATGGGTTGCAAGAATCACAAGGTATCTACTTAGGCGAAGTACATAGTTCTGTAAATATTGACGGTATTAGCGGATAATTGTCAGGCGCAAAGACTGATATTGACCGATACTAACTGACAACCTTACAAAAGGAGTTCCATGAAACTAAAAACTTTAGGGCATTGCAAAACTTATTGCACTCCGGCTGACCCCAAAGATTTACCGCTTTTCAAACATTGTACAGACGGTCAGCAAAGTTGTTTAAAAGAACGTGTGTTTGACGGTGATATTCAGTCAATTCTCCTAGCTCACGGTGTACATTCAATAGAAATGGTTGACACTAAGGAGCAGGATGACTTAGGTCATGTATGGCTTAACGATGAGATTTGTATTTATTGTGGGCATAGTAAGAAATATGCTGAAAATAATAACTGTTCGTGTTTTAATAACGAACTGGTTAGTTGGATCTCTAAATAAAGGAACTTTAATAATGGAAACCAAAGAAATACTTCACGTACTACGAAACCCATATGGTCACTCTGAAGATTATATTAGAGAAGCTAGACTTGCTGCTTGTGACTTGATTGAAAAGGTTGTAAAAGAACCTGATGAGATTGTATTGTATAAGGATAGAGAACCTTGTAAACGCAAAGGTTGTTTACAGCATGTTACTCATCCTTGCGAGTGGTGCGGTAGAACTGCTGGTATTGGAACAGTTACGTTGAGTAATGCCGTTAACTGGAAGATGAACCTTCTTGAAGAAGGTGAAGCAAATTCTTATATTATGGGATTCGGTGTTCCTGTTCCTCCAGTTGATGACGATATACCATTTACAAATATTACATTTGTAAATCCGATAAAGTGTTATATTTGTGGAGAAGAGGCTACTTGTTTAGGAAAGTTCCTTAGCGAAGTAGATACACTGGGTAATAGAATTTATACAACCTATCCATGCTGTCAGGAACATAAACCATGAAAGATATCACGTTCGCAGTAACCGACCTAATTGTTCAACTGAAAACCTTTGAAGAAAAGTTAAACTGTCTTCAAAGAAACTGTATCGGATGTGGAAGTTTCAGTAAGTCAACTTA